CGGCTGGAGCCAGCGATCTAGTTATTGCACCAAGCTTTTCTATTGGTGTGTCTAGTCTTTTCAGTTCTCTGGTTAGCTTGTCAAAACCAGAGCTATTGAAATTGCTGAGGATGTTGATGTTAATTGACATTAGTTGCCACCCTCAATAACTAGGTTGCGGTTCACTTGTGTCATGTATTCCTCAACACCAGCTAGAACGCTCTGCTGAATCATTGGCAACTGACCTTCAGCCTCAGACCATATGTACCTAGATGGGCTAGCACCAAGAGCAGCAATCATTGCTTTACCCTGAGTTGTTACTTTGTGCCGTCTGCGTGTTCCACGCCAGTCATAGATTTCTGTTACTGGCTTGGCTGTCTTGTTAGCCTTACCTGCCATGTCAGCGATGTTGAAAGCAACGCCACCAAACCTTACAGCCAGCAAAGGAGTAGAGCCTGAAACACCCTTACGAGCGTTGCGACCAGAAACCTCAGTCTTAAATGTGCCTGGCTTCCAAGCTGTTCTACCTCGGTGATTCTTAAAACCTTTAGTTGGCCCAAGCATAGGTGAGTTAGAGATAACCCTGTTACCTAAGTTGTCACCAGCTTTTTTCATGTGACCTCGGATAGCAAAGAATAAGTCTTGATCTACTTTGCGGATTTCGGCAAGGGTTTCCCTAATGCCGTACACCTCGACTGAGTTGCTTATCATTTTCTACCTACGCTTATTCATGGACTCTGACTTACCCTTCAGATACATCTGCATGGTAAACAGCATCCGTTCGGATTCCTGCATTAGCACTGATGGTGCTATCCCTGTTTCACAAGCTAAGGCTGCAATAAAGAGGTGGGAGCTTTTTTCTCCCAGCCCCTTTATGCCTTTACTTTTGGGTCTGTATCGTCACCCTCGATGTTTTCAAGGGTGTCAACAAAGTCCTCAAAGCTCTTGTCAGTTTGCTTCTTACGGCGTAGGGCGTTCCAAACAATGTAGGCAAGGTAAGTTAGGCGTGGGTCTTTCTGAATCGTTGTTACTGCCACATTGAACTTATCCTCGAAAGCGATAAAGTCCGGTGTGCCACAAACAACTGATTCCTTAGAACCATCAACAAACTCAACTTTGAAAGGGATTTGCATGGCTCTACGCTGTTGCTCTGGTCAATGCTCCCGATAGCGGCCACGATACGGATAGTGTTGCTAGATCTCCGACTGTGGAAGCGTAGGGGGTGTACTGGGTTACAAGGAAAGTTCCTGTGTAGCTAGGGTTAGTGGCTGTTACAGTTCCCGAAGTTGGGACAACAACAACAGTTGCGTTAGTTCCTAGTAGAGGCCATAGAGTTGCATCAATAGAGCCAGCTCCGAAGTCCTGGTGGAACTCTAGGGTGATTGATCCAGACTTTAGTCCGGCAATCCTAGTGCGCCACTCAGAGCCAAAGGCTGTGGTTTCCTGCTCATCTATTTCGATTGGTAGTTCAACAGATGCCAGCGAAGTGCTGAGGTTGGTTCCGTTGATTGTGACTTTATAGTCGGTTGCGACAAACTTTGCCAATTTATTTTCTCCTAATCGGCATACACTTCAACAGCAAATTCCGCTGCTAAGTATGTGCCATCATTCATCTGGATGGGTGTGTAATTTCTCATTTCAGACACTCGGCAATCATAGGCATTACCACCAAGTGTCTTATCTGATTCTACTGCGTTCTTGATACTTGAGGTGCCTGTGCTTGAGCAGTAAGCATCTAGTGTCCGTTGTGCAGTTCTTTCATCAGCCCTACCGACAATGACCACCACAGCAAAGCCGTACTGAGTCATTCCCTTTGCGAACGCCTGGTTGTAGTCAATGGTTGTTGGCCTGACTAGGGCAATCGGTGGGTTGGGATTATCTGGCATTTCAGGGCTAGTTCTAAGCCCAGTTATTGTGCCAAGGTTGGTGGCGATAGCGGTTCTTAGAGCTGTGATGCTTGCCACTATGCAAACCTAATTCTGCGGTATGGGCCAACTAGCTGTGCGACATCTGGATCGAGTTGGTTGCTGACTCGCATGATTCCGATGTCAGAGATACCTGCAACACCAAGAGGGCTGTCTAGTCGCTTGTAGATTCGGCTTGACTGAATGACACAAGCCTGAGTTACAGCGATTGGGACTGCTGACCATCCCCAAGTTCCTGTGACCTCAACAGTTGCTTCACCTTCCCATTGGGTAAACAAGTAATCGCCAACAGCTCTGATGTGAGTGTATGAGGTAGGCAATCCGTCAACTCTGCCGTTTAGGGGTTCGAGCTGGTAATCGTTAGCTGTCCAAGTTTGGTCAAAGCTACCATCATCATCTGACTTGGTTCTTAGTTGAGTAAGAGTAATTAGATCGTCAATCTCAACTTGTAGGTAATCCATTGGAGTAAAGATTCGAGTAGCTGTGCCAGTAGCAGAAAAGCTGCGGTTGGTGTATCCGTCAATCGCACGAGAGCCTGACTCAATAGCCATCTCTAGCAGGGTGTCATCAACTGTGTCTGATTCTTAGTGCTGCCTTGACTTGAGTAAGTGAGGCATAGCCTTGGGTGATTGCCATAATGTTCTCTATTCTATCTCTTGAAAAGAATACGCTCTGGGTCACTCCCAGCCGTTGTTGCGCCTTATTTCTAGTGACCAATCACCAGCGGTGTAGTCGTTACTGTCCATCTTAGACTGATAGTGTTTCTCGTTACTTCTAAAGGTCTTGGCGTTCTTATCCATGTACCCAGCCTTGATGGTTGAGCTATTGTCATGTTTGACCTCGATGTCCAAGAGCCTAATGTTCACACCGACAAACTCAGCCCTGCGAGAGTAATCGTTGTCCTCAAAGTAGGCAGGGAATAGTGACTCATCAAACAGCCCGATGTCATTGACTGCCTCATCGCCCAAAGCAAAGGCTTGCCAGTGAGGTGCTGCACCTGTCAGGGTTATCTCATCTCTGCGAGCCTGTGAGAGTTGCTCCAAAGCGCCAGGCTCAAACACCACATCGTTAGAAACTATGCACCAGCGGTGAGCGTAAGGGAAGGACTTGATGCCTAGATTCCACGATCCTGATACGCCGAGATTGGCTGGCATTGGTAAGTGTGTGACCTTCTTGAAGTTATCGCTGAGGTCAAGGATTAGCTTTGGCTGGTGGCTTGCTCCGTTGTCAATTATCAGCAGATGGTCAACTGTGACATCCACGCTATCGAGCATCCGTTGAAGTAGGTCATAGCGATTCAGCACCGGCACAATCAGATTCTCTAGCTCACCAGGCATTGGGCATCCCTAGAGTGTTGCTATGCCCTGTGTGATAAATCCAAGTAACCTCTGGGCTGACTGCAAACTTAGCACCAGCCGCCGCTAGTCTTTTGACGATAAGGAAGTCCTCGCCTATTCTGTTGCCCTGATCGTCACGCTCATAGCTCAAAGGGTCAAAGCCAGTAGAGTGACCACCGACATCTAATAACAGTTCTCTCTTAGCCATAAACACGCCAGTCATCTGTCTAGGGTTTTGATTGTCAAAGGGTAAGCCCCTAAATCGTTCTAGGTGTCCTGCGTCACTTAGACCTGAATACTTGAAGTGTGTAAATCCGATGTCTGCATCTTGACTTGTTACTAAGTCCGACATTGTTTCTAGGTGATGAGGCAACAGCTCGTCATCGTCTGCCAAAATAGCAACCCAATCTGTGCTGGCTTGCTTTATTATCTTGTCCAGCATGACAGGTGCGCCTTCTCTGTGAACATCAACCATGATTAGGTGAGCTGCTGGTTTGACTGTTTGCTCTGCTACTGACCTGATGGAACGAGATAGCAGTTCGCCTCTAGGCGGAATTGTTGGTGTGCAGACAGTTACTTCAAGTCCCAAACCACTTCTCCCAATCCGTTGCCCACTATTACAGTTCCACCTTCTAGGTGTTTGGTTGATTCTGCAAGTCTTAGGTGAGGCATAAAGGCTTTTGGAACTGCCCAAATCTTGACACCATCCTCTTGTAATCTGCAAGATAATCGGTAATCAGACTGATAGCCAGGATCACCAACACAGTCAAAGGGATACTTGAGCCACATCTCTCTTGACATAAAGGTCATTGCAAAGCCTGTAAACCAGCTAGGGTAAAGACCTTTGTGGCTGTCAACCTCGGCCTTAGTTGGAAAGTCATAGCACTCTAGCGATGCGTTGTCTTGGATTACAAGTGGCTGGCGAGATAGGTTTACTTCCTCTTTACCTTCATCCATGTTGCAATATCCGGTGTAAACGCTGGATGGCTCAAAGGCTTTGAGTATTAGGTCAAGTGCCTTTTGGTCTGGTATTGTGTCATCGCTTAGTAAGCCAATAACATTGTGGTCAGTAGAGCTAATCACATCAGAGATTACTTGAATTAGCTCTCTCTCTGAATAGTGCTTTAGCCAAACCTTATCTATCTGTAATGACTCAAGGGCTTCCATGCAGACTGGTATCTTGCGTGGATTCATAATCATCAGCAGGGGTTTCATTTGAGCAACTTTCTAAGTATCGGCATCCAATAAGTATT